ACGTTGTCTAGGATCACCTATATATTCTCCTATATTAAAATACCCAATTTGAGATATAATATCATCATTGATTTCATCTTGTGGTGCAAATGCTACCTCAAGTAAATTTGTATTTGCCGTGTAACTTTGACTAGCAGCCAAATTTTGTGCTAATGATCTAAATGGAGATAAAACACTTCCTGTTGGAATAACAGAGTTTTCTACTCGTATTTTATCAGATATAGCATTTTTAATACCAACTACAGGCTGATCAAAAAAGAAATATTCTGTGTTAGTGGTAAATGTTGGAGTTGAGGCAAATGAAGCACTACTATTTGTTAAAAATGAGCTAGTTGCAGCCCAAGAACCTGTAATTTTAGGATGTACTGAAATAGATCCAGTATATAATTCACCTCCTAAAGTTAATCTAAATGCAAGTTGATTAGGGGAACTATTAATTGAGTTTCCTTCACTTGAATAAGGATTCATAATATAATCCTTAAATACACTTTCACTTAATACTGTATTGTAGTAGCGAATCTCTTGAAGGTACATTTCTGTACCTTGAGGCATAAACTGTGAAGTTACAGATGATGTCCAAGCAACACTATTTACATTTACCGAAGATGTAGCATAAAATCCTAATTGGGTTCCATTATCACCACTTTCATAGATATTATTTCCAGAATATAATTTAAAAGTATTTCCATCACGAGTAGCCATTACTGACCACCATCCTTCGTTTGCAAATGGTAAATATACACTTGCTGATAAAGAGGGGTTACCAGAAAAATCTGGAAAAAAATCTAGATGGGTAAATTGGTAATATGGGTCAATAATTGAACCGAGATATGATCCACTAGTAAGTCCTGGTCCAGTGTAACGTAATTGGATTTTTGAATTGGTATTTGTTGACCAAAGAGGCACATTAGCAGATCCACTTATAGTAGCTAAATCAGGAACTTTAAATCTAAATTCTAAAGTAGAAGGAACACGGTCTGGTGAATTCCAATCTGAATTAAGAATCCAATTTGTATTGATAGAATTTTCTATGTTATGATATGCATAATTAAATACATTTTGCCAATCATCCCAATCATTTGAATTTGATTTATCTTTACCTCCAAATTCATTGATTCTCAATACAGTATCAGGAATACCATATGAAGTGATTAGAGTGCGCAAACCAGGCAATGTACCTTTTGCCTTCAATAGGTATGGTAAATTATGATAAATTCGTTTATATAACGACTTATTTACGTCGTCTAACGGTATATAATCATTAGAGGCAGATATTAAAGTATCAATATATTCAAATCCACTTGGAGTTGGAAGTGAACCAGTAATATTTGGAAATGGAAATAAACCACCTTGGGGGGTTAAACCAATAAACGCAGTATATAAATCGTCATTTGAAAAATTATTTTGATATAATTTAATTCCAAAATCACGAATAGCATCTGCTACTATATCTTTTGAAATACCATACTCTAAACGGTTATCTGCATTATATTTTTGAGTAACATCTTTATAATAAACCCAAATATTATCATAAAATTGACCCACCATTTCAACAAATATTTGATATGGTTGGTTTTGAGGATCTTCTCTTAAATATTCTGGAATTGAGTAGTAAAGATTATTTGGGTTAGTATTATCATAATTAGAGGCTGATAGAAGAATTCCTCCATAGTTAGGATTATTTTCATCAGCACTACCAAACCAATCTATTACGGCAGCACTACCTGTTGTAGCTAATTGATAAGGGGGTTGTGATGTTGTTTTTGGCCAAGCCCATGAACCACTAGAATAATACAGGTAATATTCATAATCATCAAAATTAGTTATAATATTACTAGTTAATGATTCATATACTGCTATACTAGCACTTGGGTTATTATTAATAGTATTATTTAAAATAGCAATAGAAGATGAGTAGTCTTCTAATAAACTTATTTTATAATAAAAATTTTCTAAACGAGCTTCAACAGAACTAAAATGAACAAAATCATTAAAATCTGTATAGTCTATGTTTATATCAAGTCCTTTTTCCTCAAGTAAACTTCTTAATTGGTTTTGAGAACTAGTTAAAGTAGTTGAGGTTAAAGTAGTATAATCTAAAGTTGCTGTAGAATTATTTATTTGGTCTTTTATATCTAAATTAAAATTAGGACCACTTAAAGGAACAGTACCTGTAAATATAACTGGTTCTGGGGGGAAAGTAACCTGGTAGGCTATAGATTCTTCTAATTGGGTTACAATCCATAGAGTAGAATTTAAATTAAATTGAGCAGGAAGTGCTTCATATAATTTAATTAATACTGTTGGATTAGTAGGATCTTGATTATCTAATTGAATATTATTAGCAATAACTAATTGATTTTCTCCAAAATTAAGATAAAAATCAAGAAAATAAGCACTAGTTTCTCTTTGTTGAATTAAAGAATTAACTTGTTCAACTATGTCAACATCAGTTAATGAAGTACTATCTAAACGTAATTCAGTACGATCTGAAGAGATTTCAGAAATATATAATTGTTGAAGATTAGATCCTACTTGTCGATTAAAAAAGTTAAAATATGTGTTATAGACCCCCTGAGAGTATCCTTCAGTTACTAATATTTCTTCAGGATCTAATTGAATTGTAGAAACTGTATTTTCTGATCCTGCTGATTGCCCATCAGCTAATACTGTATATTGAGCAAAATTATAATCAGAAGCTAAAATATTTTTATTATTGTCATATATAAAAGACTCTATATAACTACTTGCAGATAAAAAAGTACCTACGGAAAAAGAGGAAATTAAGTTAGCATCCTGAGTTTTATAGGTTTGGGATGTAAAATCTTGGGTATCTATTTGTACAATTTCTGCTGCCATTATTGTGGATTAGCTAATGTTGTTCCTGTTTGTAATTCTACTACTTGTCTTTGAGCATCAAGTAGATCTGTTCTTAATTGAGCAATTTCAGCTTGCAAAGCAGCTATTTCTTCTTGATTTGCCTCAAAATTAATATATTCACTACTTGTTTTAATTAAATATTCATGTGAATTAGTTGGGCCTAATTCGGGAATATTATAAAAAAGTTCATTGTAAAGGGCAAAGAACTCTTCAGTAGTGGGTTGTTCTGCTATTCTTTCTTGAATAGTTTGAACACCTAATTCTTTAAAAGAAGTATCTATAACTTTAGTATACTGTCTTTTATCATATACTTGTTTATTAAAGTTTATACTTTCACTCATCCGTTAATAACTTTAAAGTAATAGCTATCATCGTAAATTATAGTAGAACCTTGAATTGTAGATTTAATCAAAATTTTATAATATCTTTCAGGTTCTAAACCACTCATATAAACATCAAAATAGTTACCTGTTGAATCGGAACTAATTTGAGTATAATTGTCGTCGAAGTTAACAACATACTCGTTGGTATCCAAGTCTTTTATTGCATAATACGAAGCAGTTGGTAAATAATTTAAATTAGTGTATAAAGAAGATGTTTGATATGCTCTTGCTGGGTATAAAGGGCTTACATTTACGTAAAATCTGTTTATACTTTCAGGAAAGAAAACACCTGGGTTTTCAGCAAGGGACATTTTAATATTAGAAGTTGAAACAATACTTCCAGTAGCTGATCCAGTTAATACAGTTGAATAGTCTCTCCATCTAAATTCTAAAGTTGGGGGGTAAATAGTATTTGTATCAACACTATAAAATTTAAATATAGGTTGAACAAATTGATTTGCGATAAATTCTAAAGATCCTGTAAGTTTAACTATAAAACCATAATTTGGAAGTGAAGAACTATACCAAGCATTTACAATATTTGTAGTATTAACTTCAATATCTTTTACATTTCGTAAAGCAAATGACTCAGTAGCTAAATAAGTAGAAGACGTATACCAATTTCCTCCTCCTTGACTAGCGTAGGATGAACTATAAGAACCAGTATATGTACCACCTGAATTGGATCCATTTATAGACCAAGTACTTGAACCTGAATAAAGAGAATAAGTCCAAGAAACTCCATCTTCCCCAATAGGAGAATCAAAAGTATATCCAGTACCATTATTCCATTCTTGAGCAATAGCACGAACTTCTAATTTAGTATTTTGATTAATACCTTGAGCTTCAGCAATAAAATTTTTAAGATATATGCTAGAACTACGTCCTGCTATTTTATTATCAAATACATCTTGAATTTCATTTGTATCAAATTGAATCAAATATCTAGCTACATCAGGAGTTCCATTTTCTCCTAATTGATTAGATACTTCTAAGATAGCATCTAACCCTGTATTCATTGTAGGGTAAGCGGAATATAGAGTGGCGTCTTGAGTAGGGAAGAGTTTATATACAGCCATTTATATATTTTATTATAAATATGGCATTACAAAGGAACTACTTTACCTTTTATGTCATTATTAGGGTATCTTACTTCAAAAATGCTAGGGTCTAATGAAGGATAAATTACTTGATTTTGAGTTGCTCCTGCTATATCATAAGCATACTGTGAATATCCTAAAGTAGTTCCTGCTTTATTTGATATAGAAATATTTTTTACTGATTGAACACCTGAAATTCTATCAAGAAGAATATATAGGTCACGAAGTAAAATTGGTTGATTAATTTGCCATTTAGATATATTAAAATAATCTTGTAATGCAGTAACACAAGCTAGTAACACCTCATTATTATTATATTCAGGTAAAACTATAATTTCAAAATCAACACCGATATCAATAATAAAGGCATCTCTAATTTCAACATTATCACCAATCATTCTGTATTGGGACATATAGGTGCGTAGATTATTTTTTAAAGTAGTACTAGCGTAATCTAATTGACCTTGGGCATTTAAAGATAAAACATATAAATTAAGAGTCTCAATAGTTGAAACTTGGTTATCAGTTAATTTAGGTTGTTGGATTAATGCTTTTGATATAGCTCCATAATCAGAAGGCATACTTAAAGCACGAACTAAATAATCATCAGCTGTAACTGATCGTTTTTGGGATGCTATGAGGGCTAAAGTATTTTGGCGAATTTCTTCTAATGTATCTCCTCCTTTACCGCCATTAGCAGCTACAGTATTATTAGTAGTTAAAGAATTAAAAACATAATTAGCTGTAGTACTATTTAAGTTTATAGTAGTAAAACGAGTATTACTTTTATCTAAATTTGTTAATACTCCAGAATTAACATTAGAATTAACACCTCCACCAGTTAAATATCTTACTGTTAAAGTAGTATTTGAAGGTGCAATACCATATGTTCCGGTAAATAAAAAGTTTGTAGGTGAATAAGCTACAGTTAATTTATCTTGTTCAAATGGTAAACCAATACCTACATTATCAGCATTTGGAGTAATTTCTTCAGTTACATCTGATGGGTTACCTGCACCAAACTGTAATTGTAAATTATTTAATGAGGTAAAACGAGTTGCAAAACGTCGAGCTACTTTTTTTAAACGCAGTAAATATGGTGTATCTCCATTTACATTAGGGTCATTTATATTTGTATTTTTAATGGTATCTAAAACCATTTCTTGACCTAAATGATCTACTTCATACCATTTATTACCATCAGAATCAGTAACATCTAATATTTTAATAATATTAGGGTCAGTTATATTAATTGTAGTAAATTGTTGAGCAGCACCAAAAGAAAAGTTTAAAGTTTTAATTTCAGCTGAAATGGCTTTTCTAGTTTTTTCAAGTAAATAATATTGAGGGACATTTCCTGCTATCTGATATACTGAAACGCTAGTTGGGTCTTGGGAACTAGAAACTGAAAAGTCTACTTTATCTTGGACTAAGAATGATATCCCGTTTGGGGTTGAAATTGGGCTATTTCCTTCTACAATTAAAGCATAATCGTAATCCGGAACACGTTGTCCACCAACTAATTTGGAAGGTACTTGTTGATAAAAAGTAATAAGCGTTTGGGCTACACCTGTTGTTTTTGGTTTATAACCAAACATATATGCTAATTCAAATACATTATTTGTTTGTTGAGCATACTGAACAAAGGTTTCTTGGAATTGATTATCTAAATAAAAACTTAAAACATCTCCAACATATGCAGCTTGTTCCATGAACATCATACCTGGTGATGTAGCGGAAAAATCATTATAAGTTTGAGGGAAATATGTTCTAGCATATTCTATTAAACGTGCTCTAAAATCTGAAAAGTCACGGTTAATGTATTTTATGTCTCTATTTGTTGTAGCCATTTTAGAATTGGAATGTTAAATTTCCGTTAATGTTGGAATTTGGTATATAATATTTTAATTGAATTATTATAGTATTAGAATCTTGTTGATTAGTTAACACTTGTAAAGAATCAATTCGAACCATCGGAAACGCAGCTTCCAATTTAGATTGAACAAAAGATCTAACATTTTCTACAGTTACATTAGATATCTGTTCAAATAAAAAACTCCTTAACCCAGCACCAAAATTAGGATTTAATGGAATTTCTCCAGGATTAGTTAAAAAATAATTAATTAAATTAGTTTTAACCACTTCTTGGGTAGTGTATGTTGAACTAAATACACTGGTGTTACTAAAAGGAATACTAACCCCTAAACCAACTGTTGGATTTAAATTAGCAGGGGATATTTGTTGTTGATTAAATGGCATTATTTGCTATTTAGTAAACTCATAATTTGGTCCATTCCTACTTCACCAGAACCTAAATTACCATTTACAGGGTCACTTACTTGAGGTCTAAAAGGAACTTGAGCATCTTGTGATGTAAAACTTAATTTAGTTTCATTCATTACGTCCATATAAGCTTTTCTTGTATCCATTGTTGGTGGAGTAAAAGTAGGGGTTGGAGTTGATACTGTTGTTGGAGAAAATGATTCTCTAACTACTTGTTTTGGAGTGCGAACTGCTTCCAAAAGAATGTCTTTTAATTCCTCTTGGATTGCCTCTCGTACAGCTTCTTTAATTAATTTTTTTAATCCGTCGGTTTTCATATGGTTATAAATATTAAATTAATCAGCTTTTAAATTATTTTGCTGAATGTAAAATACTAGTTCATCTATTAATATTTGATCAATTGAGCTGAATGACCAGTCTCCTTGGAGCATTACTACACCTTGTTTATTACGTGCAAGTGCTCTTCTACGTTTTAAAGTATTAGGCGAATTTTCTGTTTCAACACTCATTTCAAACCCATTTACATTTGTAACTATAGGAGATAATTGAGTAGATTGTTGAACTGTTAAAGCAGTTAATTCAAGTGAAACTTTTTCTTGATCAGCATCTGGGTAGCATTTTTGTACTAATTTATCTAGTAAATTAAGTAATTGAATTGCTTGTGCTAATACTTGACGTAAAATAACTAATATAGATAATATACCTGCATTAACTGATTTTAATTGGGATATTCTTTTATCTAAAATCCTATTAGCTTCGTTCACACCAGGGGGAACAGGGACAGTAATAGCTACCTGAAGTTTTAAAGCTATTTCTAATGCTTGAATTATTCCTCCAGCAATACCTAATGCTTTAGTAGTTGTATCTATTACTTTTAAACTGTTATTTAACTGTTTAACTAATTTATTTTTTCTATTAATTAAGTTA